GTCATTGTTAGCCTCTAAGCCGCCTATTGTCGGGTTTTGTGGTTCTGTTGGGGTAATTGTATCCTGCTTGGCAGTTAAGCCTATTAAACCTCTTATTTCATTAGTATCCATGTTCTCCATTACTTTCTGTAAAATGGTTGGATTCAATGAATTTAAAGCATTGATAACTTCTTGCGAGGAATTACTTTCTACTTTTATGATTTGTGGCAATCCTAACTTCTCACGAATCTCATCCTGAGTCATATTCGCACTAATAATAGCCTCGCTAAACTCAAAATTGATAGGTTCGGTCTTATTTAACTCAAACTGAGCCAAAACATCATTAAAACTATACAGATAGTTAAATACTTCTTCAATTGCCTTCTGTTTAGCATTTACATAGGTATTTTGGAACAACTCACTTGCCTCACGCAATTCCGCACGACCTCCAAGCTGCCCTTCGGTCTTAATACCGAATAACATAGGACTTGTTACTTTATGACCGCTAAAAATCTCCTGCTGTACAGTCTTATTCAATAAATCAAAGTGCTTATCTAACTCCGTACCGCTTAAATCAATAATAGAAGGTTCATTATCCTTGCTATCGTTGAATGCTAACATGAATTTTCCTGCATTCTTGCTGCCGGAGAACTTATCTTTAAACTGTCTTTCAATTCTGTCTTCTTCTTCCTGACTTACTTTACCTCCGTTCAAGTTAATTAACTTAGAACTAAACATACCGTTATTAATAGTATTCAAATGATACTCTCCGATACTTATATCTAGTTCTATATAGGATATTGCACCTCTGTAATCAGGTAAACTGTATGTATTTGCTCCTGCTCTGTACTCCTTAAAGTACAAAATCTGACTACCTTTCGGATTGTTAGCATTAAATGCCGGGAATGTAGCATATTCAGGTCTTGGATTAACATTTCCGTTCTTAATCCATTGGTCTGATACATAAAACTCGCTATTGTCTGCGTTAGTACGAACTTTATAGTAATCTATATGGTATAATTCAGCTATTTCACCTGTTCCCTTAGTCCAAATAACTTGTAAGTAGTATCCACCGAAAATCATTAAATCAGTAGTCAACTTTTTAGTCAACTCACTTAAACTTTCTTCCTTATTATTGACTTTTTCAATGATGCCGTAAGCCTTAGCTTTCTCCATCTCATCCTCAGCCTTTACATCCCAACCATTACCGCAGATATAATCAACCTTACCTGTTACAATTGCGTTATGCTTTGCTGAATTGTTATAAATCCTCAACAAGTAGTCAGGATAGTCATTCTTCTCTCCGTAATAAATCCAATCTTTACCTTTTACTTCTTTGTAAATAGGCAAAGGAACTTGGTCAAACTTCAATAGTTTTATCATACTGTATATGTTTTATATGAGCCAACATAACCTTGGTATCTAACTACCTCAGTATTGCTCAAATTGTCCGCAGTCAATTCCATCTTTCCTGTTGCTATCACAGTAGCACCACTGCCGGTCTGTGTAACATAATATCTCCAAAATCCTACTGTACTTGCGTTAAAAGATGCTGTTAGGATTAGAAACTTTGAATATCTAGCAGTAAAACTACTAATATCAGTCAAATTTAAACTAATTTCTTCATTAGTTACTTCATTAACAAATTTAAAGGTATAAGCATTGCTACTTGTCAACCTTTTATCAGTTAATGCAATATAAATGTGATTATTTTGTCCTTTTCTTATAGCAACCATACAATTAAATATAAATTAGTCAAACTTGTACATAAAAAAAGAACCCCCTAAAAAGGGGGAACTAATGTTTACTACCATATTAAAACAAACCAAATCCTAAGCAATAGGTACAACGGCTGTAACTTTTGGAGCTAACTCCTTTTCGTTACCTGTGAAGGTTAAGGTGTAACCACTTCTGTCTCCGAAAGCTGTACCTGAACCACTACCGCCACCTGTTAAATCTAAGCCGTAGCTTTGACCTAAAAACCATTTGTCTCCGTTATTATCTACAACAATAACAGCTAAACGATTCTTTGCTAACAACAAGATTTCATTTCTTGTGTTAACTTGCAATTTATTTAAAATTACTTCCAAAGTTTGAGCATAAAATACTGTACCGTTCTGTACATTAGTATTTACTGCTTCTGCAAAGTTAGAACTTTCTTTCACAAGTTCATATTGGTAAAATTTCTTACCTACATCCATTGTAAGAGTAGTTACAACTCCTGATGCGACAGTAACTGTACCTAAATCTTCCCATGGAGCAAAATATACTGATTGTAAGCCTCCTATACTATCTTTACAATCTAGGGTATATCCCTGAGTTAAAGCACATGGCATATTGTTAAATTTAAAATGTTTATAAAATTAGGGGAGTGTTACCTCCCCTTATTAATTATGCTGATTTCTTCCAAAATACAACTTCATCAGTGAATGCTAATTGGCAACCTAGCTTAAATTCTACTACAAATCTCATTTCATCTGCCTCTTTTGCATAGAACAACTCAAACTTATCTTGCTCGTTCAACATATCTGTACCAAGGTACATATTGCTCATACATACACCAACCATGTAGTCAGTACCGTTTAAGCCGTTAACACCGATTAACTTAACATTTGTACCCGGAACTGTAACTTCCATGTTAGCAGCATCAACTGCATAGTGGAATAAATTAGCTTCACGAAGTGCTACAATATATTCTCTGAATGTATCGTTACCTGCGAAGATTACAAAATCATCTTTGTCTAACAATGCAGCAGGGATTGATAAGAAAATATCATCTACTGCTTGTCTTACATTTGACTTAGTCAAAGTAGTTAATGCACTAACATTACCATTGATAGGGTCTCCTGCACCACCGAAACCTAGTGCGTTGATAATAGTCGCAAAACCATTAAATTTATTTAGGTTAGCTGTACCACTAGCGGTATCGCCTTGCCAAATCGCAGTTTCTAATGCTGCACCAATTTTAGCAATCTTTTGGTTGCTATACTCAGTTGCATAAGCCATGTAATCGTATTGGCTACCTTCTTTCAATGCTTTTTGAGTGTATTTAGCTTCAAATACCTTAGGGCAGATTGCTTCTTGAATCTTAATCTTACCTACTGTAATTGTTCTTTGCGTAATAGTAGTAGTACCACTAGCATTGAAACCGCAAGTACCACCTGATTGAAATACTGCATCTGTTGTTAAAATATTGATTGTCTCTGCTGACTTGATGCCAACTTGAACATTACCTTTTGCTTCAATTAAAGAAGCTGTCTTTGCTGAGAAGATAGCGGCAGCAGTTAGCTGTTGCTCATTTTCTTTAACATAGTTCGTAAGTGCTGATAAATCTAATGCCATCTTATTTGTTTTTTAAATTTTGAAATGCTTTTTGTAAATTGTTAAATCTGTCATCCTTTTCAGACTTTAATACTTTCTGAAAATTATTTGGCTGTGTGATTGCCTTGTCGCTTGGTTCTTTTGCTAATGACTCAATAATTTCAGCAGATAACTTAACTGCTTCTTTCATTGATTCATTCTTCTTTTTTAGTTCATCTACCTGTGCTGCTAAATCATCAACTTTTGCTGATAAACTTGCTACTGCCTCCTCAAACTTAGCCATTGCTTCATCTTTCTTAGGTTCTTCCGCAGGTACTTCTTCTTTTGTGTCATCAGCCGCCTCAACTTCTACTTCTACCTTTGGTGCTTCTTCTGCCTTTTTAACTTCGGCAATTTTACCTTCTTCAATTACAACAACGATTTCTCCTGATTCTAATTGATGTTCTCCAACAGGAGCAGGTACTGAAACTCCATCTGCACCAACAACATAGATTTCTGCTGTTTCTAGGTCGTAGCTAACGACAGTTCCATCAACCAATTTTCCTTCGGTCAATGCGAATTTTGCTTGTGTATCTACATTTTCTGTAAATAACAATTTCTTGATTTCTACTAATGCTTCTTTTGCGTTCATAATACTAAATATTAATTATTGTTTAATGTTCAATTTGTGCTAAAATTTTAAATATCTCATTCATTACTTCCTCCTCCGGAGTTACTACTTTGCCTGTCCTTTCATACCTAAATAAGCCTTCAACAGAAAATCCATTAAATGTACCTGCCTTTACTTCCTCCCATATCTTATCATTTTCAACCTTGAAACTACCAAACCATGAACCATCTGCTATGTCTTCAAAGCCTTTTGGTGGATTAACACCTCTTGCTCTGTCAATAATGTAACTTTCAAACATATAAACACCATCAATAGCCTTTTCATGTTCTACATTAACTTTTGACTGATAGCCTTTTTTAAAGAATCTTTGAACTATCTTCTTAATTTCCTCTCCTGTAAATACTACATAGTATTCTCCTTCTTCATCTCTCCTATAAATAGGTAGGTCTGCAATCATCAAAGGGCCTGATACTATTCTTTGCTCATCATTGGCTACAAACTTCATTCTGTTATTAAATGCAACAAAGTTTTTCTGAATAGCCGGATACTCAACTAAGGCTACATAGTCTACTTCTTCCTGTCCTTCTTCATTGTCAGTAATTACCAACCTATATAACGGTAAATTTTTGTCCATACATATAAATATTAGAAACCTGCTCTGCGTTCAATATCAGCTACTCTCTTTTGTGTACCTGTTACTTCACTTTCTACAACAAATGCTCTCAGTGGCTTTTGGTTTTGCATTACACTAGCTATTGAAGTTACAGGACTATTGCCTAAGGTAGGCACTGCCGAGGTAACTTGTGGTGCTGCTGCTGATACAGAAGGTGCTGATGCTGCTCCTCCACCTCCGGGAGTCTTTACTGATAGGATTGACTTAACATTTTTGATACCACCTGCTACTGCTACACCTGCCGCTACTGCCGCCAATGCAGGTCCAACAATTGGAATACCAACCATTGATTGATATGCCTTAGTTGCTGCTAAGTATGTATCAATAGTTGCACTAGCTACTGCAAATGCTTTACCTGCTGCTGTTTCTTTACCTACTACATCTGACAAACCACTAAGCAATGCAGAAATTTTTTGAGCATTCTCAACCTTAGCTGCTGTCTCTTTCTTATCAATTTCTATTCTTGCATTAGCATTTGCCTCAACACCTTCATTGTAAGCCTTCTCTGTAATCAAACCATTTTTGAATGATTCTTTAAGTAAAGCATCCTTTTTGTCTAACAAAGACCTTTCTACATCAAACTTACCTTGTGCCTTAGTAATTTCCTTATCTAAGTCTGTAATGTCTGCTTCTGCCTTCTTTTGGTCTGCTGCTAATTTTAAGGCAGCTAGTGCTTCTTCTTCCTTAGTAGCCAATGCTAATTTTAGAGCAGTCTTTTGCTCTGCTGTGTATTTTTCATTAGCATCAATGTCTTGTCTTTGTTGCTCAAATCCTGCTATTAACTCTGCTCTTGCCTTTTCATTCTCATCTTTAATAGCTGCTAACTTAGTTTCTAATCTAATTTTAGCAAGTTCCTTTTCATAAGCCTCAACTTTTGCTGCTTCTTCCTTAGCATACTTATCAGTTATTGCAGCCTTTTCCTTTTGCTCTGCTGCTGCTAAATCTCCGTTATCCTTAATACCTGCTTCTTTTAACTTCTTCCTTTTCTCCTTATAAGATTCTTCAATAGTTAAAAGTTCTTGTTCTTGCTGAGACTTTAACTTTTTGTTAGCTTCTCTTAAAATAGCATTAGCCTCATCTTCTTTCTTTTGTTGAGCATCATTGTCAGTCTTTGTCTTTTCTCTTGCTGCTTTATCAATACCTTGTACTGCAATCTGAAAACCTGCTTTCTTTTCTTTAAGTTTATTTAGACTAGCTTCTGCTTCCTTAATTGTTTTGTCTCCTTCTTTTGCAGTTTCTGCCGGGTCAAATACCATCTTAGCTAAACCACCTGTAAATCCTTCGGCTAAACCAAAGTTTTTACCTACTGCTTTACCTATCAAATCAATACCTGCAAGTACAGCCGTAATTGGTGCTGTAACCATAGTTATTAAACCTTGCAGAATATCTTTGTTTCTTTGTGCTGCTTTTACCTGTGCATCCTTAGTAGCCTTAGCATTTGCTAGATTAATTTCAGCAGCCTTGATTGCCTCATCTGTTTGCTTAATTTTCAAGTTAAGTATGTCTTTCTCACTCTTACCTTGTAGCTTTAACTGATTAGACTGACCATCAATAGCATCTAACTTATCTTCTTGGGTTTTTAGATTTTCCTTAGAGTCTTCATTAAGTTTCTTTTGCTCACTACCTACTCCACTTACTAATCCTTTAATATCATCCCAATAAGCTACAAGTAAACCTACTGCAACAACCAAAGCACCTATCCCTGTTGAGATAAGTGCTTTCTTGAATCCATCTACTCCGGCAGTTAATCCTTTGAATGAAATTTTTAGCTGTTCTCCTACTTTGCCTATATCTTTTAACTGAGACAAACCCTGAGACAATGCCATTGCACCTTGTACTTTCTGCAATGTTTTAGCTACATTTTCACTCTCTCCACCAAATAAAGCCATAGCACCTTGTACAGCAGCAATACCTCCTGCCGCAGTACTTGCTGCTGTTGTCAAAGCCTGAAACCTCTTGCCGGGGTCAAACAATTGTGCCTGTTCATTAGTAGCTTCTATCTCATCTTTGATAGCAGCAACCTTTTGAGCAGCAGCAATTGCCTCCTGACTAAATTCTCCAAACTTTTGTCTAGCTGCCTGTAAACCTTCAACTGATTCTCTTAATTGGAGTTTCAGGGGTTTGACATCAACATCTATTATGACTTTATTATCTTCTGCCATTGTTAATCTTTATTATCTACTAACCTATAAAATATAGGATAGTTTTCTTCTGTTTCAATTGATGCTAAATCATTGATAGTCAAATCAGAAGACCAAAGAGTTGAAACATTAATCTCTTTCTTTGCTGACATCAATTCTTCCATTTCATCTTGGAATAACTTAACATCATCTCCTGTAATTTGTTTTTTCTCCCCTTTTGCATACTTTTCAAATACTTCTTGACTTGATTTGTCTAAGGTTTCAACTTCATCATTTACTACTTTACCTAATCTATTTACATAAAGTTTAACTTTCATGCTCATTTTTTGGTGCAATAGTCCATGACTAATTACTTCCTTTTTACCTTCATTTGTTACAGCATATCCATAAAGTTCATGCCATAGATTTCTTACTTGTTTTAGATTCAATTCCATTTTGATTTGGTTTTATTGTTATTAAATATTTGGCTCTGTAATTTCAGGAACAGGAGGAACAACAACAGGAGGTACATAGTTTCCTGTAATTGTTAAATTAAGATTTTCAGGTAATGCTGCCCAACTATAAGCATATTCATCATCATTACCCCATGCTTGATATGCTTCTCCATTCATATAAAGATTACCTTCTGCTACTGAAACTAAATTTTCATCTAACAGTGAGTATACAAATGCTGCTTCAACAAATAATGTTCCACCAATAGGTTTCATATTAAATATTGTGGCATTTACCTTTTGTCCTTTTACCCAACTAGGTATTGGTTCTATTGTTTTCATCTTTTATTTTTTATAAAGTTATTAAATATATCTTAATCTTGTTGCTCTTTGTATTTTTACTATATCAGCAGGGTTTAATGCATAATTATAAATAGCAGTATAACCAAAATATCCATCTAGCCAATTGTTATACCTTAAACCTTGAAAACACCCCCAACTTGTATCAGATATAATAGAATAACTATTGCTACCTGATGCTTGTTCTAATGCATTGTTATCTGCTCTATGTGCTTGTACAAGAATAGTAGAACCATCAAATGTTGCTACAATCATATACCAAAATCCTACTAATAAAGGCTGACTTAATGGTGTTACATTAACATTAAATGCTGTACCGGTAGAACCAAGCCATCTTGTATAATTTACTCCAAAATTTAATTCATTTATTTTATTCAAATACAAACTATAACCTATTGGCTGACCTCCTGACCTTCCTTCACAAGCAATAATGCCGGGAAAACTACTTGTCATAACAGATACATTTACCCATGTTATTAAAGTATGATTTGATGTACCCGGAAACTTTGCATAATTATTTAACCTTACTGCATATTGATTTGCAGTTTGTGTACCAATATAACCTATACCTGAATTATAACCTGTTACATTTACAGCAGTTCCATTGCCTGTACCTGTTACAAATACACCATTTCTAGTATTCCCACTTGAATCAGTTATCACACTTGAAGGACTAGCATAATGACCATTCAAAGCATAGTCATGTATTATTTCATAATTACCAAATTTAAAACCTCCTCCACCCCAACTATAAAAAGCACTTGTATTATATGGAGCATTTCTATTAAAATTATTGCTACCATCCCAACTGCCTCCTACACCTGTTATCATAGTCATTTTGTCTAATGAACCATAAGGTCCACCATAAGGAGCATACAATGGCAAATCATTTGCTATTACACTAAAAGATAAAGCACCTGAACTTGGTAAAGACATTAGACTTTTTGGTTTTTAAGTTCATTAATCTGTTTCTGTTGTTCTTTAATAGCCTCAAATAATACAGCTACTGCATTTGAATATTTAACAGACTTAATTCCATCATCATCAGTATTAACTAATTCAGGAAATTGTAGTTCTAATTCTTGTGCAATAAATCCTATATTATTTTTTAATCCTGTATCTTTTCTGTCATACAATACACCCCTTGATTCTCCTATTCTATTCAATACATTTTCAATAGGTCTAATGTTTTCCTTAAATCTAATGTCTGAAAATGCAACTACATCTCCACTAGCAGTTAAAGTACCTACTGAATTTACAAACAATACATTTGTGCTTGTAGATACATTTCTAACTCTAAATCCTCTATCATTACCATTAGCTGATGTAGCAGCAAAATATACTGTTGGATAATATGTTTCTCCTGAATTAAACATACCAAATCCCCAATTAGTATCACTTACATTTGAAACCATCCAATTATAAGTTTGTCCACCTAAACCTATATCTCCAAACACTTGCAATCTTTTACCATGGTCAGTTCCTGTACCATTCAAAACTAAGTTACCTGTTGATTGAAATATCTTAAAATTGTTATCAGTCCAAGTAGTACCAATATAACCTGATATAATAAAGTTATTTGTACTCCCTTCTCTTGTTACACCCCAATAAGGTTGACTACCTACATCAAATCTAATACGCTGATAGTTTGCAGAACTATTTGTAATCAAAACTTGGTTTGCATAAAGACCATCTTTTACAGGAGGTTGTGCATTCCATTCATAGGTAATAAGTCCATTGTTTGCAATTTGCATAGGTGATGCCCAAGTAATTGTAGAATTAGCAGAAGCAAATGTTGCATTACTTATTCTAAAATTTATATTACCTCCATATAAACCAATATTAGCCGATTGCCCATCTCCAACTGATTTCCAACCTGTATCACTAAAATAAGCATTAAGTGACATGTGCAAATCTGTACCAATAGAACCAACAGATGAATATTTAGTACTATCAAATTGAATAATTCTTGCAGCACTATTCCATGCACTAGGTATACAAGACAATCCTATATTACCTCCTAATGTAATTCTTGCTCTTTCACTAGTAGCACCTCCATTAGCATTATTAAATACAAAATCTCCTGTTGTTTGATTCTCTCTACCAATATCCCAATGAAATCCATTACTTACACTACCTAATCTTAAAGATGGGGTAGCTGATGAACCTGCTAAATGCAATAAATTTGTAGGGTCGCTTACATTAATACCAACATTACCTGTATTGTAATAAATTTTAGTTCCATTTGTAGTCCATTGAGAACTTCCTCCTCCTGGAATTGCTTGTGTAGACAAAGTTCCATCAGAACTAGCTACTACCATTCTTGTACCTGTACCTGACAAATTAGATAATAAAATACTTCTATCATTATTAACTTGTATTGCAGTTGTGTATGTAACTGTACCTGCCGCAGTACCTGATGGTGCTGTTTGAAAATACATTATACCTGCTGCCTTATCCATCAAAATTCTTGATGCAAAACCTGTTGTCAAATAAATATTATTAGAACCATTATAGTAACTATTATTTGCAACTAATGTATTATTAAAACCATCATTATAAACAGTAGCAGTTGCTCCTAATTGTAAAACTATTGCAGAAGATGACCATGATTCATGTGCTGCATTTCTAATACCTAGATTATTTTTGAAATCTATTGCTAATCCTGTTGTAGTACCACCACCTGCTGATATGCTAATATATGAACTACTATCTGCCCTTAGTGCAACACCAAAATCTCCTGTTGCAGTTCCATCAATATTAAATGCTAAACTTCTTGCTCCTCCACTTAATAATAAGGTATTTGAACCTCCAAAAGTATAACGACCTCTACCTGATACATCTAATTTATAACCACCATCTGATGTATTACCAATAGAAATATTACCTGTTGACTTATGTACAACAAATCTATCTACTCCTTCTTCTTGGTCATATATCCTAAATCTTCTTAAAGTTCCACCTGTTGAACCAAGTATCCTCCATGTACCTGCATCAGTACCTGTTTTTTCTAAATAAATATTTGGCTCATTACTTTGAATATATAAATCTCCTGTAAGTTTTTTACTAAGTCCTGCTGACAATGGCAAATAATCAGTATTATCATAACTGATTGTAGTACCACTTGCCTTAACAAATCCTGTTCCATTTAATTGTGGCTGTCCACCTAATCCTGATAATGTTTGGTCTCCTGTATTAGTTCCGCTTAAATTTGTTGCTGCTATTGTACCATGTATAGTAGTGTTACCATTACTTAAAATGGTCATTGTATCATTACCTTTTGTCCAAGAATATATTTTAAAAATATCTAGTCCTGAACCATCTCCTACTCTAATTTGCCATTGCTTTGCACCTGCACCATCCCAAGTTTGACTACCTGTTAAAAATCTTATATGTGATTGATATTCTCCACTTACTAAAATACCACCAATGCCATTTGTAGCATTACTGCCAAATCTTGCATTAACTAATGGTTCTCCTGTATTATTATATTGAACATTAAGAAAATTACTAAAAGTTTTTGCTCCTGTTATTGTTTGAGCAGTTCCTAATGTTACATAGCCACTTAAATCTGTACTGTATTGTGGAATATTTAATACACCTGTATCTACATTATAAGTAGCTGCTCCACTTGTGCCGGTAGTAGTCAAGCTAATACTTGACCTAGACCTTGCATTAGTAAAGTAAAGACTTGACGGACTTTCTGCTACTGCTGCTGTATTTAAAGTTTGAAATGTCTTATCTCCTCTCCAATACTGTGATGTTGTACCTGCTGTAATAGCCGGTTCTCCTCCTAATCCTGCCAATGTATAATTAGGTACATTCAATACACCACTAACATAAGTTGATGCTCCACTACTACCTGTCGTAGTTAATGAAATTGCTCCTCTTGCTCTTGTGTTTGTAAAGTACAAGTTAGTTGTACCTTCTGTAACCAAATCTGTATTATAATCTCCCGATACAGCTACTACTGCTCCTGTTCTTCCGAATACAGAACTAACTGCATCTGTGTTTATATCTGTCCAACTTGCTGTGATTGTACCACCATCTTGTTGAGTTAATGTCAATGTTTTAGTAGTCGTACCTGTTACTGCTGCACTATTAATCTTATCATTGTATGCTGCATCCCAATTAGTCTGACTAGCTGTTGTAGGGATACCATAACCTAGACTTGTGCTAAGTACACCTGTGCTAGAATTATAATCTAATCCTGTTACTGTCTCACTAATTGCTGCCCTCGCCCTTGCATCTGTATAGTACAAGTTTGTACCTTCTGTGATGTTTGTAGTGCTACCTGCTGTTTTAGTCCATAGACCTGTACTTGAAACATATTTAAGTATATCTCCATCATTTGGTAAATGTGCTGCTACATTGTGCAATTCATCCATTTCATAGCCATTCTGTATCTTGATAGCTATTACTCCTTGGGTTGGATGACTTCTTGTAACTATACCTACATAAACTAAGTGTATTGGTGCATAAGGCTTGGTACTTGTATATGTACCTGCTGTTGTACCACTTAAATATAACTGAGTACCTACTGCAAATCCATTAGTAGGCATATCCATTAAATCTCCTACTACTATTATATAACCATTAGACATATTGCCTATGTCTTCTCTAACTACTCCGTATGTCTGTGCTGATGTGCTATCTCCTGTTGCTAGTGCCTTTGCAATAGTAGGTAAGTTACCTTGTCCTCCATTGATATAAATAATAGTTCCTTTGGTCATTGTTGCACCACTATTATTATACACCTCTCTAATTAAATTAGTTGCATTACCTACAATGCTTGGGAATGTTTGCAATGAACCTGTACCATCAATATACTGTGTGCTGTTACCTGCTCCTGTGATAGCTATTGTACCTGAACTTGTTACAGGACTTCCACTTACAGTAAATGCAGAAGGCATACTTACACCAATAGATGTAACTGTACCTACATTCCATGTCCTATCTGCTGACAAATCATAGCTTGTGCCATTAATTGTTAGCTGTCTAGTTTGATTAACAGGAGTATAACCTAATGCCGGTTGCTTATTGTTAAATGTATTCCAATCTACACTAGACAAATAACCATCTCCTAATACACCTGCCTGAGTAATTGACAAAGTCCTGTTTGCACTTAGGTCTCCTCCTCCTTGTAGTGGTGCTGTTGTACTAATGCTTCTAGCTGTACCTACCTTATTGTTAAATGTACTCCAATCTGCTGCACTGAGTAAACCTCTGTTTGCTGCACTTGATGTCGGAACATTAATTGTAATATTACCTGCTGCTGTAACCGGAGAACCTGTTACACTTATATCTGTGCCGGTGCTACCAATAGTTATACCAATGCTAGTTACACCATGGTCTAGGTGTGTTTGCATCCAATCCTGTATAGTACTAATCGTTACTTTGTTAGTCGTGGCAGCATTTAAAGCTACAATAGGGAGTACATCATTATTTGCTATACTTACCCTCTCAACTAACTGACTTATCCTTTTATCTGACATACTTTTAAATATAAAACTTATCAATTCCGTTTTCCTGCAACATATAGTAATCAGTCTCCAACAGTATGTATTCATACTCCAAAGGCTGTACCTCTGCTAAGATTTTAAACAAGCTAACATAGCTAAGAGTATTAGCCACAGGGTTATACTTGTCTACCTTTTGCAATTGATAATAGTGATTGCCTACTTTTATTATCCTCCTAAAATCTAGTTCCATTATATCTTCCGGAGTCAAGTAAAAACTACCTTGTAATAGCCTACTATCTTTGTCTCCGATTGCACTAATCAATGGCTCGTAATATGCTCCGTACAAGTTTGCTCCGGGGTATACTGCTATACTGAAATACACCTCTCTTGGAGTACCAAACAATAAATCATTAACAGGGTCTTCCGGATTATTTAGATGACCTGCATAAGGATATGCTGAATAGGATGCTGTTCCTGCTTGAAAGGACATAGTCCACATAGTAGGACATTGTACTTCCGGTTTCCAATAGGCTAACCTTGGTTTAAAGTTATCCCTAATTTTTACTCCATTCTCAACCTTATACAAATGAATCATTACCCTTCCTGCTACTTCTTCTCTCATTACAGGAGGAGCAAATACAACCTTGATAGTTTTAGTATCTAATACAAAATCATTATCTATTATCTCTCTCTTTTCTCCGTATCCTTCATTAAACTTAGTCTTGTATTGCTGACTCCAATAATCACTATCATCATCAAATGCTAACCTGTATTCCTTAGCTGACAAATCACTCAAAGGGGTTATGGTTACATCACTACTCATGTCTAACTTATCAGTCCAATCTGCTGCCTCGTTTTTAAATGCTCTATAAAATAAGGTATAAGGTATAATCTCTAAAACATTATCCCTCAACTTGTCCTGAGTTACATACAAGTTATGCATTGAAATAATACTTTTCAAGAAATCCCTTTGTTTCATTGACTTAGGCATAGTATATCCTATCTTCATTGTATCTCCTTCTGATAGTTCAACAGCAACAGGTACAGTATTACCAATCTTGAAGGATGCTCCATCTACAATCACTACTTCTGTTTGTATGCCCGGCATAAAGCCACTTTCTTGTAAGTTACCTGTTAATTCTATTTCAAAGTAATCTCCGTTTGCTAAATCAACTGCACTTGTAATTTCAATATCCCAATTGAATGTCTGATACTGTGCTGTAAATCTTATACTTCTGTTTCTTGTATCTATATTAGAACCATTCTTTTTTAAGTTTAAAGTCCAATCTGTTCTAGTACCTCCTTGCAAAGCCAAGAAAAATAAGCTACACTTAAAAGTCAAACCTGTATTTAAGTTCTGTGCCCTATTCCATGTAAACCTACTACCACTGTTGCTAATAGTAAATCCATCATTTAGTATGCTTGAAAAATATAAGGTATGAGAATAGAAGTCCGATGTAGTTACATCATCTTGGTTAAAATAGCCGTATTGGTTTAGGAGTGTGCTTACCTGTTTTGTAATAGTCTTTTCTCCTGTAACCATTATCAACTTTTTAAAATACTGAGTATTAAAAAAGGGTGCTACTATTTCAAAACCTGCTGCTGCAAATATTCTATTCAATATCTCCCTAATAAATACTGCCGGTTTAAAATTAGCCAAAGGGTATGTTATACCATTGGTACTAAATCCATAATCAACTAAGGGGTAAACATAGTTTTGTCCACCCTCAGTCCATTCTGTTCTATTCCAACTTTGTGCTATATTGTTATTATTCCATACATGGTCGTAATCATCAAAGTTTAATTCTGCTAGTGTCTTATCTCCTAGTTCATGTAATATGTCTCTCAATCTACCAAACATATTAACTTCATAGGTTATGCCGCCTTCCTTGTTATTAATCTTGCTCATCCTTAGTACTCCGTCAAATATCTTAACATTGTCTAGGAATATTTGTGCCTTTGCTTGTTTAGCAGGGTTGAAGTTTACAAGAATATTAGGGTCTGCTTCATAGTAATCATTACTAACAGATATATCAAAGATGTTACCAAACAAAACCTGATTCTTTGAGGTAGAAGGCAAAACAATAGTCTTTGAGTAAGATGTGTTTCTCCTTTCAATGTCGCTTATGTCTGCAACAGAATAAGTAAAGTCTACATCTATGTCTCCTAGTGTATCTACCTCGTAACCTTCTACATATAACCTTGCACTCATACTATATTGATTGTCTTGTGTTTACTAAACCAAATTCTAAATCCAATTCTAAGTTAAACAACTTATCTGATGCCGTCTTCTTAATTTCATAGGTAGTTGCACTAGGCTTTACAGGAATCCATGAAGGGGTAATCTCGTTATCATTTACCAAATTCATATACACTACCGGAGAACTATACAGTTCCCTTGCTAACTCACTTTGAGCATCTGTAAGGTAATCTGATATAATTTTCCACTTCTGCGTTTCCTTTGTATAATATATAGGATTGATATTCTTTACTACTACTCCATCTGCCTCGTATATATCTCCTGTGTAATTTCTTTGGTAGCCTTTCTTTTCAATATCAAATGTAGTCTTGTTAACTAGGTCAAAGTTTAGAAAGTCATATACTCCAAACTTATTCATGTAAGCTATTCTGATAGGGTCATACTTACCACAACTTTGAGTGTATAAGGTTGCAAACTTGTATCTTCTAGCACTTCCGTTATTCCAATTTACAAATAACTGTATGTTATCTACATTTGCTCCATAGGATACCGGTGTTACATTGATATAAGTAATATTAGGACTTCCCACTCCGGCAGGGGTAATATAGTATGTCTGCGTTGTTGCATTGCTGTATGTAACTAATAACTCGCAATTAGTAAACAAACCTGTATTAGCAAATCCGAATACTTGTGAGTCAGTGCTTCTTAACTTGATAGTATCCCAATCTGTCAATGGCTTGTAAACAGTGTTACTGCTTCCCCAATACTGAGTGTTATTAGCATACCAATTCTTTACCTCTAACAAAGGAAATGCTCCTGCAAATGCATACTTTACTGCCGATACTACCTCTGAACTAAGTACAATTACATAGTCTCCATCTATTTCATAGTATTCATAGCATTTTAAATAGAATCCTTTAATGATATTCTGACTACTTGAATTAGTAGCCGTTTCATAGAATCCTTTGCTGTAATTAAAATTAGTGGATACATACTTGGATACATCAAACTCAACAGGTGTTGAGGGATTAGCCGGACTATCATAATATGCAGTCGTTATTAATTCGTTGCTAGTATTATATACCTTTACTACATACTTGAAGCCTGTATTACTTGCGTTGTTGCTAACAATTGTATAGTTAATCCTATTGAATGCCGGAACTATGCTTATGCTAGGCTGTGTTAATGTTATCATCTTACTATTTTTAAAATCAATGAGTTATTGCCTATCTCCTTTAACTGTACATTAAAGTCAGGCATTACTGCATCTATTGCTTTCTTTTTAAAATTCCTACCTTCAATACCATATTTCTTGATATAATATGCTAATCTTTTGGCAGGACTTGTTATCTGTGTTAAATTTTTCCTTCCTTCTATTGAAGACTGTGCTTTCAATTCAATGTTTTTCCTTGCTGCCCATCCTTCTAGCTGTTTGAGTGCCTCCGGTGGCATACCATAAGTTTTAAACTGATAGTATTTACCTTCTGCATTCTTGAAGGTCTTTCTTCTGTTTTGAATACCCTTTACTCCTTTGTCAATGTAATCTGCGTAATCCACACCTACATTAATTTCAAGCCTGTATCCTCCTTTAATTTCCTTTACTCCTATTACTGAGTATGAAGATTGCAACTTGCCACTATCTGCCGGGGAATACTCCTCTAACTTTTGAACTAGCTTTACACCTAGCTTGTCCATTATGTTTTTCACACTTTGACCTAACACATCATCAATAGCACCAATGTATTCATTAGGCTGTAACTTCCTTCCTCCTATATTAAATAGGGCATTTACTTGTTTCTGTGTTGCAACTCCCATTTTTTAAATTCTGCTTCTTTGTGTTTATTATAGTCCTTCAAATATGCTAAGGTGTTTAGATACTGAATAACTTTTAAATTGTAGGCTTCGCTTACAGTTATGTTTTCAAAGTCTGCTACTTGCTTGGTGCTATGTACCCAACCCCATCTTTCCATAAACGAAGTAGTGCTTCCTTCCCCTCCTCCGTCAGATTTGAATAAATTATAATATCGTTTATTAATTCCTTGAATAGTTGATAAAAAAAAACCATGCAACCATAAACCTCTATAAATTTAGCATCCAACAGTTCCTCTGCTACTACATCATGTGGGATACTTCCATACTCCATGTACTTGTCTCCTTTCATTGGTAAAAAGAAACAGGCTGCTATTTTATTTAACTGCATTATCTGACCACTGAATGCCGATATGTCAATATACTGACCGGCTGTAATTTCATGCAATTCAAAACAAAACTTGTACCTTTTACCATTAACTTCAATGTAGTCTACCGGTTTTGAGTCCGGCACTTGATTAAAGAAGGCTAACTTTGTAGCATATTCTTGTACTAATTGCCTATACTTTATGTTGTCATACTCCTCCTCAGCTTTACCTTCTACAATTGATAACATCTTTTGCTGTTTCTCAACAATATTCATGTTTTCATTTGCTTCAATGTCATACAGGCTAATAAATTGCCCTACTGTTAGTTTTTCCCACATACTTATAAATATATTTATTTGATTATCGTTTACCTAAATGAGTACTTGCCTAGGTGGCTATGGCTTATTTTATTTACAACTGAGTACCTTAGTGCATCTAGTCCATGGTTAAAATTGTCCACAGGTTTGTTTGTCATTTGACCATTCTTGTCCTCAATGTACTTATAATTCCTCAACTCCTTGATTAAATTGTAGCTTCTTTCTGTTGCGAATAGCTTGTATCTCCTAATAATATCAATACCTAAATTGATTGCTCCTTTTACTGTTGGCTTTACATTCCATCCCATTCTGTATATTTCTTCTATACTTTTAGGCTCGGCACTATCTGCGAATACTTCATTGCTTTTGTCTAGTCCTAGGTTCTGCATCTCCTTAGCTATATCCTGATTAGTCATGCCTGTCCTGTATATCAATTCATCTACATACATATTGTCATCTAACAGGTAGGTTCTGACTAAGCTAGTAGGGTCATTACTGAAACCAAAGTCCAAACCATAAGAAACTAACTTTGCCTCTGCCGGTATCTCCTTGCAGGTTTGAAATGAGTAAACAAGGCTTCTACTTTGCCCTCTCTCTCCTAATCCATATACCCTCCAATAGTTTTCATCTATATCCTTTAACCTTTCAATCTCCTGTTTGATTACATCTCCTAGAAAGGGGTTGTCTTTGTAGGTAGTCTGATAAAATTCTACATCTGCCCTTGTCAGTACCTGTTCATATATCCAATGAAATTCCTCCGAAGGATTGTAGTCTAGTATTATCCTTTCGTTGGTTCTGAATATTAATTGCTGCCAATCTTCATAGTTAAGTTCGTTTGCCTCATTGATAAACAACAAGTCTCGCTTTCTACCTCTGATTTTCTGAGGCATATCTAAACTGATAAACTCTATTGTATTTCCATTGATTCTGTATTCATTAGCCGTCTTGCTATGATACTCCTCGGAATATAGGTCGTTATCTCGTACAATCTGAAAAAAATCCCTCATTACTGTACCTCTCAAAGCAGGGAATGACCTCCGACATATAGTTATAATCTTGTCCGTATGCTTATCACAATAGCTGAATATAATCCATAACAAAATATTATAGGTCTTGCCTGACCTAGTTCCACCTTGTTCAACGACTATCTTAGCCTTGCTTTCTTCTAGGTGTTTGAATACTTTGTTTGTTTTTATATTAACCTTCGCCATCTAATATCTCTACTTCAAATAGTTTTTGCCCATTCATGCCTGTTAATTCCTGTCTCTCTACATAGCCTCTATTCTTTCCCTTTGTCTTTAAGTAGAATATGATTGCTGTGATGTTTCCATCCAATATCTGCCGTTTGAGTGCTGTTTCTGCCGAATCTATATCTCCTTCCTCTAATGCTTGTATCTTATCCCTGAAAGCATCATCCTCCTTAATCCATTTGTAAAATGTACCTCGTTCTATATCTAGTGCCTTACAAGTAAGGTGTACATTGTTAGCCTTTTGGCTATATACTTCAAGGAACTCCTCCTTTTTCTTTTCCCTCTTTGCTTGTCTAACTTCTATTGACTTGCTTCTTGCCTTTGAATTGTCCATCTTTTTTTATAGTGTTTTATTTGTGAACTTTCAGCCTATCCCTTTTCTATTGTTTCAATCCATGTCATATACTTAGTACTATTGTCTATTTCTAGTATTAAGTCATTACTTTGAGCATATTCATGAGTAAATCCATATTCTAAACAGGTTGCTCCTGATATATAGGTATCTCCGTTTACTCCCTTTACTAATCTTACTAATTCTTCTATTCCTCCATTGCTAACATTTGATATAGTACTAGCTAGAACAAACTCAGTCTTTATGTTAAATATACTTTTTAGGTAAATCAATCCTTTAACTAGGTTCTCACAGTACCTTTCTGTATCCATTACATTAAGGTAGGCATCAAAGTAGAACTCCATCATAACATTGTTATAATAGTTTCTTACCTTATTCAGGTGGTCAATCTTCCATTCTAAGCCATCCGTAATAGTATCCTTGATTAGTGTCCGGTTACTTGACCTAATTGGAATAGTAAGCCACTTCTCTGCTCCATTCTTGTCCTTTATCTTGTTTCTGTTTTCAAAGCCTCGTTCTACCCTTTGTACTGTATCTAGGATAACAAACACATCTGCTTTCTTTATCCTTTCTAGGTAGCTGACACTAGGCAGGTATCTAGGTTGGCTAATCATTACCTTTTTCATATTGTACCTCGTATTAATTTGAATGCTTCTGCATACCTTACTCCAATATGCATACCATAAAATATTGCCCATCCTTCTATGCCATTTGCTCCTCTCAGTTCCTTCATGCTTTCTACTTCAAATACATATTGCTGCATTGCTTGTTTCTTTGCATCTATGTACTTAGTAATATCTAGGAATAAATTAGGGCAAAAGCAAAACTGAGGGTTAATCTCACTGCTACTGATAACAGGCATTTCTAGGATTGTTTTGACAGGACTTTTGCTAGTGAATCTAGCTGCTATCATGGTAGCTGTGTTTACAACTCTGTGGTCTTGGTGCAAATCATTAGCTATATGAGTAACTACTGTACTTGGCTTGTACTTCTTGATATATTTGGATACTATATCATTGACTTTCCTTTGGGGGTATGTATCAAACTCGCCTGTGCTTAGTGTTTCAACTAGGGGGGTAAACTTTAATATCTTAGCTACATTGTCAATCTGCTGACTTATGGTTTTGGCATCAAAGTTCTCCCTGTAATGACAACCATTGTTTAAGTACAATACAAAGTTATCTCCCCCCTTGTTGAAGTTTTCTAATAGTAAACCGGCACAACCTAAGACCTCATCATCAGGGTGTGCAACTACAACTAATAGCCTTTTTTTTAAATCCTTCCTCACTAGAATAATTCTTGTGTTATAAATTCATCAGTCTTACTTGTTGACTTGTTTCTTGCATCTCGGTCATAGTATTGTTGAGCAACCTTATCTCTTACTTCATACTCCTCAGGCATAATATCATTTGTGATTAATGCTGCATCCTCGTAAAAGTGCTTGTTGCCACGACCTTTCTTCTTGCCCTCAATTGTATGCAAACAATATACATAGTCATCAAATTCAGGTGTAGGAATATTGTTGCGAAGGTCAAAGTACTGACATAGTAAATTGTCAACAATCCTTGACTTTGGACTCCTAACTATTAACAATACAGCATGGATAAATGGCAACTTTTCAGGAGCATGTTTGTTTTTCTCCTTTTTCATCTCCAAGTAATTTTGGTACAATGCATGAATTTGAGCCGGTAACTCAGGATTGGCTAAACCAATGTCCTCTGAAACCATAACTCTAATTCTTTTCCATGCATAGTTATCAAAACCACTCATGAATAATTCGGAGAACCAATACAGAGCCTTATGCTCATCTCCTCTCCTTACATACTTTTGGATTGCACTTGCAACAGTGTAAAACGAATGACCGGATACGGTCTGTAACTTGTAGTCTGACATAATTGATTTGATTTGTTTGTCTTATAAAGTTACGACATGAAATTTAATTAAAAAAATTTTTATGCCTTAATGTTTTATTTTTTTAGCATGATTATAAATTCAAACTTTTCAAACAATAACACCTTCATTTTCAATCCTAATAAGTTTGCTATCTTAATCCATTTGCTTATGTCATGATAGTATAACTTTGGGTCTTTGTAGTCTGCTTGGTTATGGAAACCATTTATTATAATACTATCAGAAACATACTTTACCATATTGTTTAACTGAAACACAATGTTATTCCAATACTGCAAGTCATTGAGTTCTCCTCTCAAAGTCCATACTCCAATACTTACTAGACAATCACATTGAGGCACTACTCCTTTACCATCAGTAGGTAAAATATGCAGTTCAGGGTTAATTTCATTAGCAAATTCTACATACTCAGTGTGCAAGTCCATACCAATATACTCAGCACTATTGCTTACATACTTAGCAAAGTTACCAATGCCACAACCATAGTCCACAATTGTTTGTGTTTTAGGTGGGATTAACTTAGCTATTTGCTTGTATCTTTTGATAGCTTTTGCTTCATTCTCCCAACCTACTTGCTTGATTGGACTGCTTTCACTTAATGCCTTGTTATAAAATTCTTTGTTTGTCATGGTTAAAATGGTATTTTTAATGTCCTTTCATATTCATTAGCTAGGCTTTTTCTCATACTTGTAGCCTTCTTTCTTTGTATTGCTGCTCCAAAGTATTCCTTCAATAAGTAGTAATCCTTTCTTTCTGTATCTAAGGTTCTATGCTCTGCCATACCTCCGGTGGATATAAATGTACCCTCCTTGCTAGTAAAAGCATACCTAGTGTTTATAAAACATTTGCGGTGGAAATGTGCATTGATTGCTGAGACAAAGAAATCACAAGCAGATACACACTCATCAGGCAGTACCATTTTGAATCCTTCAAAGAATCCCATGCTACCTCCAATTGCAAAACCTGACAACTTATAAGGTTTCATGCTTGAATAGTCTACCGGTCTTGCTGTGTTACTGAATCCAAACATCATGCATCCTGCCTCTCTTGCTGTGAATGCTGTGCTTTGTATAATATCATAAGCAGTATCCATATCAATCTTGCTACCCTCATCAAATTCCTTGTCAATATAAGTCCGGCTCATCTTATTCAAGTCATCATCAAGCATTACACAATTAGGA